GGTGCCAGTGACCTGCGCGTACTTGGAGCTGATCTGCGCGATGTTGCCCAGACGAACGGTCGGGGTCACGGCAACCGCCGCGAAGTCCGCACCTTCCGACTGTGCGTTCGAGCCGGAAGCAGCCGCAAGCGCCTGGGTCTGCCATTCGTGGTTGACCGCGTTGGCCTTCTCGGTGTCCAGTGCAGACAGGAGGGGCGTGTCGGTCGGGTCGATGCGGTAGATGATGTCCGAGAGGTCTTCGCGGTTGCCAATGGCGGAGCCGGTGGCAAAAGCATTGGTCGGGATAGCCATAGTCTAAGTTCCTTATGATGCCCGGCGCGCGGATCGCTTGGCTATCAAAAGCTCAAGCGCATCCTTCTCGCTGCCGGAATTTGTGAGTTTGTCGGTGAGGGACTGGAGAGCCGCTGCCTTGTCCGAACCGGGGGCGCGTGCAACTCCGGGCTTCTGAACCGGAGGAAGATTGGGCTTCACAACAGCTTTCGGCGCACTCAGGATGTCGCGATACTTCAGGCCGTCCGCGACAAGCTTTTGGAAACCGGCATTGGACAAAATCTGATGCCCAATATCGTCCTGCATCCAACCCTCAAGTTGGCTGCGGCTCATCCCGAGATCGTCCGTTAGCATCGAAACGGCACGCTCGCGAAGCTCGACAGACTTCTTGGGATCGGCCATCTCTGGGACCAGATCGACAAGAAGCTTGTTCTGCTCTGCCTCATAAGAGGCCCGCTTTGATTGCCGTTCGTGCGACTTAAGCGTTTCAGCCTGTCGAGACTGCTCCGCTACGCCCGCCATGCGCTTTTGATAGGCATCCCACTGGAGATATCTGAAAGGATCATTCTGGGCGAGCGCGTCTGCATCATCCTGGGATTTGATGTCAGCAAACGGCCCGTTCTGAACGAACTGCCGGATTTCATCTAAAGTCGGTACCTTATTCAGCCACTGTTGCTTTACCTGATCTGCTTCCTGCTCCTTGGCCGCAATGGCCTTGAGCTTTTCAGCAGCCTCATTCTGAGTCCGACGAAGCGCGGTATCTCGTTCCAGTTCGCGGGCAACGATCTTCTGCTGCAATGCGCGAGGCGTGGCCTTCCATTCGGCGTCTTCGGATTCAGTCCAAGACTTTGGTCGCTCGATGGGCGGCTCTGCGGCCGGGTCGGCTTCCGTGTCTTCGCCGTGAGCCTTTTCAGGGGCGGCGTTGTCCTCATCGGACAATTCGTCTTCTGCGGTCGCGTCATCCGCGCTCTCACCAGGAATTCCAGCTTTCTCGCGCGCCGAAACCAGCGATGCGACAGCACGTTCCGCAGAGTCAAAGCTTGCGGGGGCGTCAGCATCAAGCGCGATTACGGTAGCTTCCGGCGCGGCGTCTTCGCCGGCGGTTTGTTCGTCACTCATAAATTGTCCTTGGGTTAAACGTCTTCCCAGCGCCTGGCGCGCTCGGCGGTCTCGGCAAGCCTGCGCAACTCTTCCGTTGCCAGCGTGCCGTTGCTCATCACTGAATTGAGGTGATCTCGAACCTTGCCGACGACGTTGATGGCAAGGAACAGCTTTTCCCGGCCAGATACATCGTCGATCGTGGTCATGCGCCACGCCTTGGTATAGGCTGCTTCCAGAGAGATGAACGCATCTTGGATGAGTTCGTTATCAAGCAGCTCTTTGGCGCGAACGCCGTTGATGGCGTCCTTTTGCAGCTTGATTTCGTCGGTCACTTACCGGCCTTCGGCTTCTGCTTCATCTGCTGAAGCTTGGCTTGATGCGATGCGTCGCTCTGTTCCATCTTCGCGTCATGCTGATGAGCCGTCGCCACGATATCAACCACCTTCGCCGTCATATCGGCGTGGTGGGCCTGCTGGTCCATCCGCATTTTCTGCTCGGCTTGGATGGCGGCAACGTGGGCATTAAGAACAGCAATCTTCGCGTCGAGGTCAGCTTTGACCTTCGCAACTTCAATATCCGCTTGAGCCTTGATCTGCTGATGAAGAGCATCTGCCTGCACCTTGGCCTGATCTGCTTGCGCCTTCTGCTGGGCGAGTTGCTGTTGACCCTGGAGCTTGGCTTGCTCGATCTGGAGCTTCGGATCTGGCGGCGGCGGAATAGGCGGATGAAGCAACTGGCCCGTCTGCGGGTCCTTCGCGCTCGGATCGTTCAGGAACTTGTCCGGATTCTTGTGACCGCTGATCTTGATGAGCTCGGCGCCCGTGTTGTACAGCGCCTTGTCGTCCACCAGGTTGGTCTTGCCGCCCATCAGCAATTCCTTCTGGAAATTGGCAATGGCCATGGTCTGAGCGAACTGCTGGGCCTTGCCGCCCGTCCCGAGACCAACGTTAATGGTCATGTCGTTGCGGGTCTTCCACTGGCGAGGGTCAACGCTCACCCACGTATTGCGAAGCCTGACCGTCTGCGACTGCTGCCCATGCTTCCTGATCGTGCCGTGCAGCAGGGAGAAGATGTCCCGCACGCCCTCAGCAATAATACGCGCGATCAGCTTGGTCCGCATCTGCGAGGCTGAAAATACCTGCGCCACAGCGGTCGCGCTCTGGTTCTGGAGCGCATTAGCGTCGAGGCCCTGAGACTGCTGGCTCATGCCAGTGCGGGCTTCACGCGTCGCGTCCATGTACTGGAGCGCGGGATAGACGCTGCCTGTGATGTCAGGCACAACCTGCCAGTTCAGTCCTCCGGGGGTTTTGGTGCGAACCACGCCACCAGGGCGGCTAACCAACAAATCGTCAAGAGTATTAGGCCCAGCATTGGCTTCCGAGACTTCCACGCGAGGGTTGTTGTGCAGATACAGGTTATCCAGCATGCCACGGACAAGCGCCGTCTTGACCCGCTGAATGTCCATGACAAGATCGGCAATCGAACGGCCAAAGAACCGATGCGGCTGCGGTACGGGCGTGGTAGCAGCAAACGGAATCGCGTCAATCGGCGTAATCGCTGGCTTGCCATCCTTTAGCAGGATATCGCCCATCGTGCCGGCAGTAATGACCTGGTACAGACACGTCCGGCCATTCCCCTCATAGTCCATCCGGATATAGTGTTCCGTGACCTTGACGAGACGGGCGGCTTTGTTGGTCGCCGCTGAAACGGTCGTGAAGTGCTCGGCAACGGTATCGCGAGAAATCGTCTCGATCTCACTATTACCAGTGTAGTCCTCAAGGTTGTTGACCTGCGTCTCGTCAAAGCCTTCGTCGATTAGCTGGCTGACTGTCTTGGTTACGAGCTCATGAAAGCAGTAATTGCAATCCTGAATGGTCCGCGCACCGCGCTCGATGCCGAACTCTTCCGGAGGGACACCCAGAACGCGGGCTTGAGCAAGCTTCTTAGTGGTGACAAGGGTCACGTCATGCAGCACGGGCATGGGCTGTTGCTGGGCCAGAGCGGGCGCTGGAGCAGCCATAGGAGCCTGGGGCGTCATTGCGTCCATCAGCTCGCAGCCTCGTTCTCAACCGGCTCGCCAGCCTCGTTATGCGCCGTATGCTCAACGATCTTCATCTGTCCGTCAGACTGCTGCACGGCCATCGTCAGCATCATGAACTGCTCTTCCGTCAGATCGTAGTAGGTCTCGCGCTCTTCCTGTTCGCGCTCCTCCCACCAGATCTTCACAATCCCAACTTTTGACAGCAGCGCATCCTTGATAAAGGAATACAGCGTCATGAAACCAGGATTGTTCTGCATGAACACATGGTTCACGTAGTCGGTCTCCTGCTGCGCTGCTTCCTCGTCCTCAGGCCCAACAGGCTCGAACCTGACAACCTCGTCAGACCCCGCGAAGATATCCATGAGCATGGGCATCAGGCCCTCGATCACGTCGGCAACGTCCGTAGAGACCGCTTGCGAGCGCCCCTCAACAACGGGCATGTCCTGTGTCATATCGCCAAGGTAATATTCCATGGCGGTGGCGCGGTCCTGGGAGAGCTGAGCAGCCACGAGAGCTGCAAGCGCATCCGTCTTCTGAGCAGCCAGAATGGACTTCAGCTCGTCCGTGGACATCTTCGCCATCAGGCGTAGCCCTGGTTGGCGTAGCGCAGCGGCCGGTTGAAGCCAGCGCTACGGCTCGGTTCCTCGTAACAGATAGCCATCAGGCCGAACGCGTCCGCAGCATGCGACGACCAATCATGATCAGGACCGAGACCAACATTGCGGTTTTCGTCTTTCTTCTCGTGATAGAAGCCCAGCGCCTGGCGCC